TTGATGATACCGGTAACGAGGGCTCCTAATGGCTGCCATATACTCCTTTCCACTAGCGGACCCTACGTCCCCCATTAGCGGGGGGAGTTTAACGGAAGAGGATCCGGAGTCCCTGCCTTTCGTTACACTAGCCCTGGATCCCGCTACCGGGGACCTTGCTACTCCGGTTACCTTCCTGCGGGGAGTGGACGCCTTAGCCCAACGGCTGCGGACGCGCTATAAGTTTTTCCTTGGGGAGTGGTTCCTAGACATTCGCCAGGGTATCCCCTACTTCCGCGACATTCTGGTAAAGAACCCAGACCCCAGCCTAATCCAGTCTATCTTTCGTAAGGCCACCCTTACCACCCCAGGGGTATTGGCTATCCGGAAGTTTGGGACCGCGCTAACCGAGCAAGCGAGGGTTAGGCGTTTAAACATTGACCCCCTAGAGCTTGTGGTAACGGGTAACAAGATATTCCGGGCACAGCCGGACGAGTTTATCATTACCACCCCATAAGGATAGACCAATGGCGGGAGTTACGGCAGCTGGCCTAGAGATCAAAACGGTTGAGGAGATCCTTAACGAGCTAGCGGCTCGTCAAAAGGGAGAGATCGATCCCAATCTGAACACAGCCCCAGACGAGCCTATGGGCCAGCTTAATGGGATCTTCGCTGCCCAGATGAGGGAAGGTTGGGAGGTTCTCCAAGTTGCCTACCACGGTTACGATCCGGATGCGGCAGAGGGCTACCTATTGGAGGCACTCTCCGCATTGACCGGAACGGTCCGGAGGCTTGCGACTAAGGGAACGGTTACTCTTGATTGCGATCTAGACCTAGGGACTACGCTAGTAGCCGGGACCAATTACGCTAACGTCTTGGGTGATCCGGATAACCGGTGGACTCCGGTAGCGGACTTTACGTCCCCAGCAAACGGCAACCACAATGTCCTTTTTGAGGCAGAGGAGGCCGGAGCCATTGCAGCTAACTCCGGGACGATTACGGTAATCGCTACCCCGGTGGTTGGGTGGAATAGCGTAACCAATGCCTTAGACGCTACCGTAGGCGATAATGAGGACTCAGACACTACGCTTAAGGAACGGCGGGAGGATGAGCTTAGGGCCAGTGGTACCGCTACCGTGGATGCGATGCGATCGGACTTGCTCCAAGTCGAGGATATCGAGCAAGCCCAAGTCTTTGAGAATGTCACGGACTCGATAGACGCTAACGGCCTGCCTCCCAAGTCAATTGAGGTTGTCGTGTACGATGGCAGCCCCCCAGCCCTCACGGATGACGAGATCGCCCAAGTCATATGGGATACCAAGGGGGCCGGAGTCCGGACGGTAGGGACGGACTCAGGGACCGCAACAGATACCTTAGGCTATCAGCATACGATCTACTTTAGCCGTCCGGTGGAGAGGCAGGTTTGGTTGGAGCTTGATCTAGATATCAACGTGCTAACCGGCTACGCGGGGCAAGCGGCCGTCAAGTCCGCCATTGTAGCGGAGGGCTTGGTTAAGCTCTTGGTTGGGTCGGATGTGATCCTTAACGACTACCTAAGTGCAGCCCAAGGCTTTGACGGAGTGATAGACGTAACGGCTATCCGGGCCGGCTTTGCTGCGGCCCCAGCTGGCACAGTAAACTTGCCGATCGCTACCCGGGAGTTAGCTGTGCTAGACACGTCCCGGATCACTATCACAGAGAATCTCATTACCCCACCATAAGGAGTAGGTAATGCCTAACACAGAGCAATTGGTTACGTGGTTCAGTAGCGGGGAGGGGCGGCTTATCCTGGTAGCCGTCTTGTTCCTCCTCATGTGGGCCGTTAAGAACGTCCCCCTAGTCAAGGGACTGCTTACCACCCCAAGACGAAAGCAAGCCGCTAGCGTCCTTCTGGCGATGGGCCCGGCCGTTTGGCTCATTGCAGAGGGTGCGCCACCTATCGAGGTAGTGGCCTCAGCCCTGGGGATCGTCTTTGCGGCTAACGGTTTAAACACCTATCGGCCCTCTAAGGCAAAGCCCAATGAATAACGAGGCAGCGCTAGCGATCTTGATTGGCCTCTGCCTCATCTTGGCAGGATGCACCAATCTGCTACAGGATTCCAAGACGGCTTGGAATGTCCTTAATGCTGGGGCCTATGAGGCCCTGGCAGAGATTGAGGGGGCCCACCAGAAAGCTACGGACTCCGTGGTTGAGGATGCGTCCCTTTCAAAGGAGGAGAAGTTAGCAGCCCTGGATCAAGTGGCAGCCCTATATCATCCGGCCTACGTGGCCTACCGATCCCTCCGTGCCAGCTTGGCAGCTGCCAGGGCCTTCCTAACGGCCGCAGAGGCAGCCCAAGCCAGCGGAGGCAACCCAGATTGGGGCAAGCTGGCACAAGCCCTTAGAGAGGCCGTAGCGGCCCAGAAAGCACTAGCGGAGGCCATGCCATGAGTGGGGCCGGATTGGCGATCTTTGGTGCCTTCCTTGGGGGTATTCTCAAGGGGTGGCTAGGAGGGGGCACGTCCAAGGAATTGGACAAGCTCACTCCCAAGGACAAGGAAGCGGACATTAACCGTAAGGCTAAGGAAAGGGTGCTAGCGCAATGAGGGGCTCCCAATGGTGGGCTAATGAGGTCCCGGAGGATCTTGGGGAGGGTTACGTAAAGGCCATCCTTAAGGCTATCGAGGATGGCCATGCCATCCTACGATGGCAGAGCCTAGCCATTGGGGATCTTGAGTTACTGGTAATGAGGGCTCCACTAGCGATCGGAACCTCGGAGGATTACGTCTACCTCTACGGGCTATCTGCTAACGCTTGCGATCGTATAGCGGAGGCCTTAACGGACGTGATGACTCCAACTAGCTTGGTCCTAGACGCGCTAGCGGAGCACCCAGACGCAGAGTTTATCGGGCCCCATACCCAGCCCAACGGGGCTACGGGGATGAGTAAGGCAGCCGCTAAGGCCCATAACGATGAGGTCCAAGAGGATGAGAGACTAATCCGGGCCGGAGCTATCCCGGTTGGCTATGGTAAGACTTATGTCCTTAACCCCCGTTACAGGGAGGGCTACGCTTGTGAGTATTGGTGGCCAGTCTCGGAGGACTTCGCCAGAGCTAACGCAGCATGGCTACCCGGTGGGGGAGTCAACTCCTCCGGGACCGGGTATGTAGTACAACCGGAGCAATGGGCCCACTTCTACCTACACTTTTGGGACTACAGCATGGGGGCCTTTTTCATGGCTACGGCCGCTAGGCTGGCCGGAGAGCCAGTGGATCTGCGTCAATTGGTGCAAGATCCCTCTGAGGCAGGCCGTATCAGCCTTTGGGGGGCCCTCCCGTGGTCTTGTCACCCCGAATTCAAGCCGGCCGGAGAGAGCCCCTCAGAGCCGATAGCGTGGCATACGGAGCTAGACCTAACCAAGACCCCGCTAGGACTCCGCTGCGTTACGTGGTTGGGCTACCAATTCGGGCTAGCTCCGAGGGAGATCCCCGGACCAAGGCACGATCCTATGATCCTGTCTTACTCTAAGCATTGCCGTAGGGGTGGTAAGTTTCTGGGGGTGGATCTGGAGGGGCTGCCGGTATGGGATGGGGGGATCCAACTAGCGTTGCCATCCGATGACAGGGAATCCCCATGGTGCGCCGCGCTAGCATCCGAGACGCTTAGGGCCTGCCTCCTCCCCGGAGAGGTCCCTCCGCATGGTCTGAGGGTTAGCGTTAGGGAGTTAGTAGAGGATGCCAGGCTAGCGCGGTCCCTGCGGCCTAAGGAGTGGACCCCTACTCCGGGCAGCCTTGCGATCTGTGCCAGGGCTGGGCACGATCCATTAAGGGGAGGCTTTGGGCACGTTAGGGGAGTGGTTCAAGCTGAGGGTGGTAGATACCTTGGCATTGGGGGCAACGAGTTAGATACAATCACAATGGCCTGGCACTCATTGACAGCTAAGGACATTCGAGCCTGGATTAAGAGGTAAGGTATATGTCGCAAGCGGCCGTTAGCGTAGCTTTCCCCTCACTCCCCCCGGAGTCCAAAACGATAAAGGTTCCCCAGAGCATGAATGAGAGAGACAGAGCCTTTTTGATCCGGGAGCTAGGCAAGTTGTCTACCGACTACGCTAAGATTAGTGTTAGGGATGAGGAACACCGGAAGGCGTTAGACGCACGGTTTAAACGCTTGGAGTCCCGGATCTGTGGTTTGGAAGGGAAGGCGGACGCATCCGCGGGGCACAGCATGGCATTGGTAGAGAGGGAGTTGGAGCTACGTAACGAGCAAGACGCTAGACGCAGAGATCGCATTGTGTCTATCGGGGTTACGTTTTTCGTTACCGCTATCCTTGCGTTAGTGGGCTTTTGGCTCAAGTCCCTAATGGGAGGGTGATCCATGGCTGGCGAGATCATAGAACACCGTACCAACCATGAGGCCCTAGCCGTTAGCCGGTTTATCGACCAATTCAAGGATAAGGAAAAACTTGCGGCTCTCATCTCCTCCTACGCAGAGCAGATCCAGGACTTGGAAGACGTAGCCTTTGAGGTAATGCTAGAGAGGGTCTTGGACAATGCGGTAGGGGTGCAGCTGCAAACCATCGCCAAGATCGTAGGGGCTCCGATCACTACCTCCGATGATGACGAGTTGCGGATCATCATCCGGACGCAGATCGCTATCAACCTATCAGACGGAACCCCGGAGGATCTAATCAACGTCTTACGGTTGATCCTCCTAGCGTCCGGGGAAACCTTCCACCTACGGGAGGAGCCTCCGCACCAAGTTAGGCTAGTGGTAGACGATCCACTTAGCACGATCGTAAACCCTGCCACAGCCGTAGGCCTGCTAGATTCGGCCGATATGGCAAGCATTAGAGTCCTATTGGACTACTTCGTTTCCTTGGCTGCGGACTCCTTCACATATGCGGACTCCGGAGGAGGGACCGTTAGAGGTAAGGGCTGGGGGGACTCGATAGCCGGAGGAGTTGGCGGTAAGCTGGGCAGCACCACAACAGGATAGGACTATGGCAGACAAGCAATTAGTAAGACCCTCCAAGGTTACGTCTTGGGCTAACGATAACCTTATCAACGATCCGGGAGAGACTTGGGACGCTACCGCTACCAAGGTGGATCCGGGGGACGGTAAGAGAGATGATGGCCACCTTCCGAATGAGATCCCACCGGCCCAGCATGAGAACCACCTAAAGAATGAGATCGGGCTTTGGCTGCAATACTTCGCAGACGCACAAGCGCTTAACTGGATCTCCGTAGGGCCTACGGTAGAGCCTACGGCCGCGCTATGCTCCGGTGAGGGGGCTACCTATGATGAGGGCCTCCCCGGTTGGTTGCTAGTTGGCCGGTCCGGTGTAGCGGACATTACCCGGGACGGACAAGCCTATAGGGCAATCGCTAACCACGGAGTAGGGACCGCTACTTGGGCTGCGTCTAAACGGCCTTCACAGCTTCCCACCCATACCGGACCCAATAGTCTAATCGGAGGAGTGGCTTCCGTATCCGTTGGGGAGTATCTTACGGCCGGCTGGACTACCCTTGTCCTGCCAGGGACCGCGGTAGTTGGATCCACTGTAGGGCTATGGGACTCCTTTAACCAATTGTGGCTAGTCGGTGGGGATGACAATGGGGCTCCGTCCTTCTGGCGAGACGCTACCCCGATCACTGGCTTTACACAGACCGTACCGACCAAGACGGTATCTTTTACCGTGGTCGATATGGCAACGGATCCAACCTCAGGGCTAACCGTAGCCATTGGGGATAACGGAAGCTTTGACGTTTGGACTACCCCGGACGGAGTAGTCTGGACTAGGGCTACCCCTACGGGTATTGGGAACATTCCGGCTGCGGAATTGGCGCAAGCCATCGCCTTTGATGAGGTCCGTAGGGTTTTCGTGCTACTCACGGATGAGGCCTGCTATACCTCTACGGATGGCATTAACTACACCCAGCAAAGCGGAGGAGGCACCCTCCAAAGAACGATCGGCAAGTGGCGGATGCGTTGCCTTGAGATCGTTGGGTCGATCTACCTAGCCTCCGAGGATAACGATTCTATCCTTAACTACTCCACGGATGGGGGCGCTACTTGGCGTTACATGCAACAGGATATCCCCGCATTGACCGGGGCAGCTGCGGCTAACGGGACGATTGAGCACATTGTGTATAACCGATCTAGGGGGCAACTCTTAGCCGTCTGGACGGACCAACCTAATCAGGCCTACGGCTTTATCAGCTTGGCCGTAGGGACGGCCCTATACGATGCGATCGATCGGACGATCAATACGCCTACTGTCACATGAGGCTAGAGCAGAGCATAGACGGTAGGGAACACCCTACCGATGGGGGTGCGGACGATCATCATCCGCAGCCTAAGCAGGTAACGGTTAGCAATACGTCGCAGAGCATAGCTGCCGGAGCGGATTACAACTTGGACATAGCCCTAGGGGATAGTGGTTACCAATGGGGTAGGGCTATGCTTATGGGTCCAAACGAGATCACTCCTACCAAGTGGAATGAATGGGCTAGCGTCCACTTCACAAGGGACGCTAGCGAAGCTATCGGCCATACCGGTAGGCACTCCGGATCCATCTATAAGACCTATACCTCTACCTACTCTAAGCAGAATTCAGACCTCAACCTAACCCATAAGGTCTTTGATAGTGTGACCGGTACGGGTAACCGCTACATTGCTCTTAAGGCAGCTGTGCTAACCGGCAGCAACCTCCGGCTTACCTTCCACAACTACGATAGCTCTGCCCGTACCCTATGGGTTAAGGGCTCTGCCCATGTTTACTAATGCGGTTACCTACTAAGCATACGGTTACGGATCATTCCCTATTGAATGGGGTAGGGCCGGACGATCATCATCCGTCCGTTGTGACGGATAGGATCCTCATCAATAGCCAAGCTATCAGCCCTGGGGACTATTCGCTAACCATACCCTTAGGCAAGTCCGGCTGTAAGACACTAAGAGCTGTCCTCCGGGGGACGGTCAATGTGGACATTCAAGGCCATACGGGAGTCTTTTGCGTAGGGTCCGACACTAGCGGGCAATCAATGGCCATAGGGGTTAGGCCTTACCCTAGCGGTACTCAGAGCTATATGGGAGCATACTCCCGGCTACATGGGGATGCCTACCTTAGCTTCCTTGACTTTGGGCAAAACGCAATCCGCCTTAAGGACTGCTACATAAGCGGCTCCGATGCGGTTTTCGTGTTCAACAATACGGCTGCCTCTGCCAGAAACCTAACCGTCTACGGGACCTATGCGGCTAATTGATTGGCTAGAGCACCCTACGGCTCATGCGGTACTGAGTAACGTAGGAGTGGACGATCATCACATTAGACCGTCTAGTGTGGAAGTATCTAACACTACCCTTAGTGTGGTCCCGGTCCCGTGGGGTCCCGGTCAATGGGACATAGCCGTACCGTTGGACGCAGAGTGTGCGATCTTTTCATTCCGATCTATTCACACAACGGAAACGGCAGGGGCTAAGGCTGGGGTCTATGGCATCGCCAACCGATCCAGTATCGAAGCCTCTACGGCCTCTTTAGGAGGCCATGGGACGCTAGGTAGCACGTCCTACAATGCGATCTATTCCAAGGCAGCCGCAGCCCTGAACCTTAGTCATAAGGTCTTTGATTCAACCGGTGGTTACATTGCCTTGGTTAATGCTTACCTTACCTTGACTGGCCCTAGCACTAGGGTGCTCCGGACGGAGTGGAGCAACTACAGCGCTAGCTATAAGACTTTGAACGCTTGGGGAGAGGTAGGGGTATTGGGATGAGAGTCCTAGCGATCTGCGGAGAGGATCCAGAGCACATCCTTGGGGGAATGGGGATGCACGTCCGGGAGCTTTACCGGACCATGGCTAGCCAAGGGGTTAAGGTCGACCTTCTCACCGATGGGGAGTTTAAACAGTCCGATCCGGATGGGAGTATCCCCTACCTCGGTTTTAAGAAGTGGGTTAGGGACACCCATACTTGTTGGAGGCCCTCCGGCCCGGATATGTCGTGCATCCTTACGACCGATCTGCTCATGGCTAAAACGCTTATGCGGATGATCGCTAGTGGGAAACGTTGGGACGTGATCCATATGCACGAGTGGGGCTCCGTCCAATTGGGCCGGATGGCTAAGCACGCATTGGGGATCCCTCTCATTGGGACTATGCACCTATGCCTTACCTACCTAGCTAGCTTGAACGAGGGGCAGCTAGCGCTAGGCAATGAGGCAGACTGCTATACGTGTCAACAAGAGGGAAACCTCCTCTGCGATCCGGATGAGTCTATCCTATGCTCTAAGGCCTACGTTAAGATGGCTAAGGAGTTTATGCTAGCCGATCGTCCCTACCGGATGATCTATAACGGCATTGACCGGGGAGAGTGGAACCCAACGGCCGGGAGCGGAGCTAGGGGCCGCATTGATAACGAGCTAACCCTAAGACCCATGGCCCTCTACGTTGGGCGTATTGCGGATATGAAGGGGATAACCTACGTCCTAGATGCACTAGAGGAACATGATCCGGGCTGGCAAGTAGTCCTAGCCGGAGAGGTCAATGCCAATACGGAAGCGGAGAAGGAAGATTGGTGGGTTACTCGCCGCATCCGGGCCTTAGAGGCCTCCCATCCGGAGAGGCTACGTTGGGTAGGGTTCAAGCATGGGCAGCCCCTTAAGGACCTCTACGCAGCCGCTAACATATGCCTCATGCCTTCCACCCATGAGCCCTTTGGGATTGTCGCCCTAGAGGCTATGGCTATGGGGCTGCCCCTCATCTCCACAGAGGTAGACGGCCTAGGGGAGATCGTTACCGATGGGGATAGGGAATTCTCCCTAATCATCCCATCCCATAGCTCTAAGGCCATTGTAGAGGCCCTGAGGATGGCAGAGAGCCAAGACGTAAGAGCGGACCTCCGAGCGCTTGGGCTGGCCAGGGCTGCCCAATTCACTTGGGAGAGGGCTGCGGACGAAACGCTAACCGTGTACCATGAGGCCGTGAGGAACCATGCCAGTAGAATTGGATACGCCAGTTGAGCCAGTCGTTCTAGGCTTTGCTAAGATCGTTGCTCTCAAGGTAGAGGATAACGTAGAGCATTGGGCTAAGGTCTGGGTGAGCTACGGAACCATGGTGGATGATCAATGGGTGGAGTATTGCGACCCAACCACAGGCAACGTAATCCCTCCTAAGGAGTATCATCTAGAGGATGGCCATCATCCGCTAGCCCAAGGGACAAGTCTTAGACTCTGCCCAAGCTGCGGCCTATGGTGGGGGCTTGAGACGGAGTGTAGCTGCGGAGAGGGGACCGTCCCTTATGATGGCTTCTCCCGGCTAGCTTCCTCCGCTCCGGTTGGGGGATCGATCTACTCCGTTATCAGGGACAGCCTTTACACCTTCCTTACCTCGGAGCTAGTGCCCAATCCACTAACAGGGGAGGTAGAGCCTCTCTTAGCAACGGTTTAAACGATGGCTGCCACAGAGAAACTGCTTTGGGGTGGGGATTGGCCTATTGAGGTCTTGGCCCTTGACGGAAGCCTAGCGCCTATCACTGGCAGCCTTACGATCCTCCTTAGCATCCGCCGCAAGTCGGATGATTACTTCCTAGACTTCAATGACGACACCTTTAAGGCGTCCGGTTGGACTACCCGGGAAGTGGC